AGCAACAGGGTTATTTTACTGCTCCAGTTGATGGCGTATATCAATTTAGTGGCGGACTAAGGATATTTGGTGGTGCTGGTGCTACAGATTCAAGGTTTAGCTTTCAGGGGTCAGTTGTTTTAAATTTAACTCAAGAAGTTCCAACTTTTAGTAGCGGATTTTATGGAATAAATGGAACAGCGCTTGCATACATGACAGCGGGTCAACAAATGGCAATGTATATTCAAATAGATGGACTTGGAAGTGATACTGCGGATATCGGCGGGGATGCCAGCTTATATGTTTCATGGTTCCAGGGTTATTTAGTTGCATAAAAGATATTAGGATAAAAAAATGGCTATAAAGAAAACAAAGAATTAATCAAGCGTATTCACCTGACAAGCCGCTACAAAGCTTAGCGCAAGAGGTTATAGTAGCTAACAGGAAGCCTGTAAGTGGTAGTAATTACACATCACCTAAAGGTGATCTAGCTACCGTGGGTCAAATTTGGTGTGAACCAAAAAAATTTAAACAGTTATATCCTGACAGGGTATTCAAAAGATCCAGCTACTAAGGGCCAAAGTGTATGGACACAAATAGATAATAGTGGTGGAAGTGGAAGTTTTACATCCATAACCGTTTCAGGTGACTCAAATCTTAATGGTCCAATCAAGCTACCTTATTCAACCGCTGGGGGGAATGGCATTATCTATGTTAATAATACACGATTTATCCATAACTATGGTACAAACAACAATAGTGTTTTCCTTGGTTTAGAAGCTGGTAATTTAACAAATGCCGCCGAACACAACATAGGTATCGGATCTATTGCGGGAAAAAGTATTTCAAGTGGAAAAGAGAATACGTTTATCGGCAACGCGGCAGGTACAGCTATTACTTCTGGAGAAAGAAATACATATATCGGAGCATTTTCTGGGGTATCAAACCAAACTACCAACTATAACGTTGGTGTTGGTATGAATATCCCTAAAATGCAGCTACCACTGGCTCCGAAAACACTGCGGTGGGAACTTTTTCTCAAGCCTTGAATAAAACTGGATCTTATAACGTGTCACTCGGCAGGTCTGCACTATCTAAAGTAGGAAGCTTGGCGCCTCCTACTACTTCAAATAGCTATAATTACTGCCGTTGGTTATAATTGCTTAGGCATCGTGGAGGATGGAGAATACAATATCGGATTGGGGTATAATTCTGGGTCAGCTTATACAGGTACCGAATCATCTAATATCGCTATTAACAACATTGGCGTAGCTGCTGAAAGTAATGTTATTAGAATTGGTACCAATGGCGGGGCGGCAGGACAACAAAATAAGGCATTCATTGCTGGTATACGAGGTGTGACTACAGCTGTTGCTGATGCTATTCCTGTATTAATCGACTCCGCTCATCAATTAGGTACAGTATCATCATCTTTAAGATACAAAGAAAATATTGTAGATCTTGCTGATCAATCTTCTATAATCTATGATCTTAAACCAAAAGCATTTAACCTTAAGGCACATCCAGAAGTACCTGCTTGGGGTCTGATAGCAGAAGGAGGTTGAATAAAGTACTTCCCTCAACTTTGTGTTTATAAAGATGATCAACCAGAAACTATAAAATATCATGAGCTTCCAGTGTTACTTCTTAATGAATTACAAAAACTAGAAAAAAGAAGTACGAAGAGACTTAAAGCTAAATTAGCATAATTACAAGGGGCTTCGGCCCCCTATTTGGAGCAATAATGAAAAAAGATGCAAGACGTTACACAGTAATAGAGGTTGATCTAGATGGAGCTTTATTTACATTTAAGGTCCCCGTTATTTGCAACGAAGAAGATTTTAATGATGCTTGTCGTCTAGTAGCAGATGGCATGTTTAACGGTTACGAAGAAATTATGGATTAAGTAAGGAGAGATATGAGCACAGCAATTAAATTAAACTATGAACCCATTAGAAGTTTGGGTTTTGGGTCTATTGTAGCAGGTTATACACCAGTTGGTGCTGCTTTAGTAAAAGCCGGCTGTTATTTTTAGTATCCAGAATTTTACAGATAAGCAGTTGATGTTTTGTTTTGATGGGGTTAATGATCATTTTACGTTAAGCCCTAACGGTGTTTATAACGTTGACTGTAATGCAAACAAGAGCGACCGCAGTGGGGCTCTTTATTTACCAGAGGGGACCATTATATATGTTAAAAGAGTTGGGACACCTGCTACAGGTGCTGTCTACGTTACAGTTGGGTACCAGGGAGTATAATCATGTCTGGAATAGTAAACGCTTTACGTTATGAGCAAGGGGTTTTTACGCCTCAGTTAAAATTTGGTGGTGCTAATTTAGATATGTTAGGCACTTATAACGGGTCATATACACTATTATAGATAGCCTATTAATTTATTCGATAGATATAACTCTGACCGCTAAAGGAACGTCAATAGGTGACGCTACAGTTAGCGGGCTGCCGTATGCAACCGTGAATAATAACATTATTGCACCTATAGCATTTGAAAATGTTGATGTTTCCGGTTCAACTACTATTATTGCAATGGTGAACGGATCAAGCTTAGATATTAAGGCCGAGAAAAACAATGCTGCATTTGCTTTATTAAATGATTCTGATTTTAATAATAATAGCAAGTTGTACATTGCTGGGTCTTATAGAATATGATAATAATAACCAAACCAATAAAAGGGCTCTATTATGGATTTATCAATGAAACTTATAATTTTAGGCATTGCTTTTGTAGGGACTGGTTTTATTAAAAAATTCTATCCCAGCTATCAAGACGATAATATCATTGAAGAGATGGTTGAAAAAGTAATCGAATCGCAAACAGGTATGGATGTTGACCTGACACCTTTCTCAAAAAGAGAAGAAAATAAAGGTTAGGGGCCCACGATGGGCCCACACCAAAAGGCGTCGACCTTATTTTACTCTTTGTAATTTAGCATCAATCCATGTTTTAACTTCTTCGTCTTTTTTCAGCCGTTAAAAAAATATCCTCCATATTCCCACTTAGGGGCTTTCTTCATCCCTAGAAACCTGAACATATAAATCATAGCTAAGTTTGTTCGATCTAGGTACGCGGCACTGGCTACCAAATGGCAAGGTATCTAAAATGGTGGGCTCACTATGTCTAACTACTATCATTACTACTTCACTTTATTTTTGATTATTTTTTACTTCACGTATTCTTGAGATAACACTTAAAAATTTATCTCTAGGCATTTCACTTAATTGTTTAATCTTAAAAACTTTAAGTATGCTTTCCGTTAAATTTTCTTCTCCCTGTAGTTCGTAATATAACTGCTCTAGCTGCTCCGGTGTTATTTTATTAACATCCTCTTTTTCATCACGGCTAACTGCTTTTTCGCCATCATCATCTTCATCTGCACATACAACGCCTAACAATGCGCTATAAGAGATTCTTTTGCAAGATGTGACGTATGAGGCATAACTTTGAATATCTGACTTTGCAGGGGTTATTTTTTGACTGAGCGAAGAAATTGACCACTGTTATGCATTAACATTGTTACAAGATAACTTCCTTCTTCTTTTTCGGTTATTATCTGGGTTATAGAAAGACCATTTTTAACCATGTATGGGCGAGTGCATTCTACAACCTGTTGAAGATCGGCATATGTAGATTTATAAAAGGGGTTAAATTTAGTTTTCCTAGCTATTTGCATTTCACTTTGTACAAGTGCTAATGCCTTAGATAGCTCTTTAATATCTTGGCTGTGCATCTCAAACATAATCTTCTTCTTTCTCTAATTCATTCTGTTTGTTTTTTAATAATTCGATTGCTAGTCTTAGATCCGCCTGAGGCATATCTCTGCAATCTAGACATATATATAAGCGGCTCAACGTATCAAGCCGCTCGCAAATACTACAAACCATTATATTTTATTAAGCTCTTCTTTTACTATATGGGTGATATAAGAAATAATTGCAGCATAAAAGTTTTTCGTCTTCATCTTTAAAGAAGCAAACACCCGCAGGGAAATTTACTCCAATATGAGCATCACTTAGCCTTACTTCACAACCAGGTAGTGTTAACTCTTGACCGTTTTTCCAAACAATTTCAGGGTAAAATTTACCAACAAATACCCCTGATTCATTTTCATCTGGTTTATCTGATGATGACTCTTTAGCTAATTCTGCTTTGATCTCTTCAATGTTACCACTAACTACAAACTTTGATTGTTGTTTTAGAATTATCATTTTTTTTCCTTTTATATTTTATTAAGCTCTTCTTTTACTATATGGGTGATATAATCAATAGCATTATCATATAGTTCTTCGTCATCTTCTTCACACAAATAAGAATAAGAAGGAAAAATAACTTTAATATGACCCCTGTTTAATCTTATTTCTAAGTCAGGAACTGTTAGTGAATCACCATTGTCCCACCAAATTTCAAGGTCAAATTTACCAACAAATACACCTTGTGAATTTTTATCTGGTTTATCTGATGACTCTTTAGCTAATTCTGCTTTGATCTTTTCGATATCACCACTAATTACAAACTCTGATTCAAACTCTGATTGCTGTCTTAGGATTACCATTTTTTTCTTTTCTGTTTGTTTTTTGTTTATCTTCTGTTACAATAATAACAACAAGTAATAAGAAAGTCAACAATATTGTATGAATAAAGACGAAAGAAGGCAACTCGTTGAAGATTTAATATATTACAAAATTAAATCGAGAAAAACATGGTTAGTTATATCGGATGAAATGAATATTTCACGAATGACTATCAATAGATGGGTTGCGGGAGATTTTTTACCTAGCCACGTTTTTGCTAGGGCTATTATTTATTATTTAAAAAACATGAAAGAGTATGAATTATGATGCATTTAACGCCTTCAGAAAAAAAGATTCTTGATTTTGTTAAAGAATATGCTCAGCAATCGCGTACGGATGGAGTTATTCAAAAAGAGCTAGCTGAGGAGTTGGGCATGGTCTTTTCAACTTACAAGAGATCTTGCCAGACTTTAGTTGAAACTGGCATCGTTGAGAAAATAAGAAAGCCAAAAAACAGAATACATTTTGTTTTGTTATTTAAATCGTTTTGTTAGGGTCGACAATAATTTTAGATGTGCTAGTATATGAAGCATCTTAAAAAGATCTTTAAAATAAATTAAAAAGCAATAGCCCGCATTGGTGCGAGCTATTTAACTTTTTACAATTGTAATAAATTACTTTTTAGTACCCGTTTTTTATTACAACGAATGAATATATTATGAATATATCATACAAATTAAAAATTTTCTTTTCAAATTGCCGCAAGAAAAAAAGTTTTATAAGAACTTTTCTCTTCTGTTAAAGAGTGTCAAAAAAGTAAGTCTCGTTTTAAGTAAAATCTCAGTTTAGAGTTATTGAATATCTATCAAAATTTATCCCATGGTATTGGGTATACGAATGTCCGCCAAGATTGTTGTGGCTAAAATGTTATGTCAGAATTTTGGGGTAGGAAAAATATTTATCATGTAAGAACCATACAAAGATACAACGAGATATTGCGTTCTCTTGGCTTTTTTAAGCTGGGAAACATCAATAGTCAAGATGGATTGTAAATTTGTATCTCAGTGCCGTTACCGTGTTCACATGAGTAAGTCTATGTATTTTCAAGTCTTCAAGAATAAACAATTAGGTATAAAGTTAAACGTTGATCTCAACAAGAGCAAAGACCTGTCTTTGGGTCTTAGTAAAGACCTGTCTTTGGGTCTTAGTAAAGATTTATCTTTGGGTACTAGTAAAGACCTGTCTCAGAACGTTACAAATAGAAAATGTTACTTTGATGATAGATTATTTATTTATAAATATTCTTCTGGGATAGGTAATAGGGAATATACCCAAAAAAATGAGATTGTCAATAAAAAAAATGGTAGTTTGCCCTTAGCCTTTACAAAAAAAGAGGGAATACAAGAGATGGTAGAGAAGCAATGTCCGTATTGCAAGATAAACATGTACAGATATCAGGGGCAAAATTTTGGTGAGTTTTTGGGTTGTCCGAATAAAAAAGATGGATGTCGCTATAAAATAAACGTAGATTACCCGTTTTGAGAATGTTGTTCCTACCACCACTTCGCTAAAGCTTCGTGGTACTTGACCTTAAAAAGGGATCTGGGGCTAATATTCAACAACAAAATAGCAATGAACCTGTTAGAAATTGGTCAAAAATCCGAGAAGAAACTGAAGAGTTTTGTTCAAAAAGCAGAGAAAGGTTTGAAAAATCTAAAGAAGTTGATGTTGATCCATTCGCGATGTTTATGGCCGCCATGGCAAGCCGTAAAGGGGTTGCAATTAAAAAACGGGACAAATTTAAATGTTTGGGTTAAGCTACACTGCAAACCTTCCAAGGCACGACTGAAAGGAGATAGATGAATAAGCGTTTTGTAGATATGATCAATTCTCACGTGGATAAAGCATCTAATAATTTAGAAATACTTAAAAAAAAATATTAATGAAGTTATTTCTGTTTCTGCTGATCATGAATTTCGTATTAATATCCCACCTTTCCCTTATCGTAAATCTTTTCATAACCATATACAAAACCCCACTGAATCAGATTTTCTTGTTTTAAAGATAAACCTTGAGAATAAGATTCCTAAAGAAATAACGTATCCAGTAATTTTAGATATAACTTTTTTTATGCCTAGGTTTATTGGTCCTCGGTCTAAAAAAAAGTTTGGCGATAATGTAACTAGCTACCATTTAGTAGACCCGACTTTAGATTTATTGAATAAAACAATAGTTCAATGTTTAGAATCAGCCGAGCGTATTAATACTAGACACATAGTATCTCTTAATTCTTCAAAAAGATATAGTGATGATTCTAAGGGCGACGGATATATATATATTAAAATATTTAAAGCGGAGAGCTGATGAAAACTGTAAACAAAACCAACAAACATACCACAAAGAAGAAAGATATGGCTAAGAAAAAAACCGTTTCTTCAGGGGAACCGCCTAAATGGGCAGAGGCCTATGATTATTGTTTTGGTCTAACTTATAAACCGGTGACGGAGGCATTCATCAATGCCTTTTTTGAAGATCTGTTTAAGTATATTACAAGTGATGACGACGTTTTTACAAGTAGAGCCTTTTTTCCTTCAAAAAGGTATCGCTGTTTCAACATATTATGGATGGGTCAAAAAATGGCCACAAGCAAAACGTATTAACGAAATATGCATGAATATATGTGGTGCTCGCCGAGAGCTAGGAGCGATGAAAAACGAACTCAATGCAAAGTTTATCGCTACTACTTTATACAGCTATCTCCCTCGCTATAAAGAGGCAGAACAGTGGCGGTCTGATTTGAAGGAGAAAGAGGTGGAGAAATTAGCTAATGCCTTAAAAGTTGTAGAATTGCCGGCTTTTTGGAAGCTCTTCAATAGTACCAGAGAAGCCAACTAAAAACCCCGAAGAAGTAGCTAGAGAAGCCTCTAGAAATGTTAAAACTAAGAGAAAAAACTCACTGCCATGAACGTAGAGATAAAGATAAAACTAAATAGGTTCGCCCCGAGATCATACCAGCTTCCCATATTGGACGCTATCGAGAATAAGGGATATAAGCGTGTGGTTGCTGTTTTACCCCGTCGTGCAGGCAAAGATATTACCGCGTTTAATTTAGCTGTTAGGCAGGCTCTTCGTAAGCCTTGCGTTGTTTATTATATATTTCCTACTTACTCTCAAGCCAAGAAGGTTATTTGGGATTCTGTTACTAACGATGGGCATCGGATTATTGATTATTACATACCCGATGAGTTAGTGGTTAGTAAGAACTCCCAAGAGATGAAGATTAGATTTGTTAATGGATCACTTTTACAGTTAGTAGGCTCGGACAATGTAGATAGCTTGATGGGAACCAACCCTTCTTTATGTATATTCTCTGAATATGCTATTCAAGATCCTAGGGCGTATCAATTTATTAGACCTATTCTTGTGGCTAATGATGGCGTTGCATTGTTTATATCTACCCCTAGGGGCAAGAACCATCTTTATGAGTTGTTTGAACTAGCTAAAGAACATCCTGATTGGTTTGCTTATAGGTTGACTGTTGAAGATACAAATCACATTCCCTTGGAGCTTATTGAAAAAGAAAAAGAGGAAGGGCTAATGAGCGATGACCTAATAGCTCAGGAATACTACTGCTCATTCTCATCTGGTGTTTCTGGGTCTTATTATAGTAAATACTTAGACAAGATGCGCTTAGATTCGCGTATTGGCTTTATTCCCTTGGGAGCCAGGCATAAAGGTTCATACAGCTTGGGATATTGGTGTACGTGACTCAACTTCTATTATCTTTTTTTCAGGTGGTTGGGGCAAACCTATTCGCGTTATAGATTTTTATCAAAAACATGGGGAAGGCTTAGAGCATTATGCCAAGATCTTGCAGAATAAAGATTATGTATATGGAAAGCATATAGCTCCTCATGATATTAAAGTAAAAGAGTTTTCCTCAGGTATTACTAGACTAGAAAAGGCAAGGCAGCTTGGGATTTCTTTTATTACCTCAAACGATTTATCTATTATAGATGGTATTGAAGCAGTTAGATCTACATTAGGCAAAATGTGGATAGACGAACATAAGTGTAAAGATCTTATTAAAGCTATTGAAAACTATCGTCAAGAGTGGGACGGCAAGAGGCAGGTTTATAAAGAACGTCCGTTACATGATAAATATTCGCACGCTGCTGACGCTTTACGATATTTATGCGTAAGTTTATCTAAAGTGAGAGATGATTCTTCTGCGTCTGAAATTGAGCGTCGATATCGTGAAGCTATGTATGGGGAGCAATCGAGCTTACCACCAGTTTTTAGGGATGAGTTTAAACATAATTTTTAAAGGAGAGATAGAGATTATGAAATATTCTTTTGATTTAGCTGAATACAAAAAATTTCTTAGCGATCTTACTGCTGATGAATGGCATTTATTTTTTTCTTATAGATAAAACCGAATCCATTAGTAAGTATAATTTCAGGCGCATGTTTGAAAAAATATAAAGAAAAAAAGAATTGACGCGTTTGATGAAGCATTTAAAGAAGCTGAAGAGGAGTGGCAAGAAGATGTAATCGAACGGTTCTTTCAGCTCTTAAATTCTCAAAAGAATGCATCTATATCATTGCTTATAAAAGGCAACGAAATATTAAATCTGGGGATTAAGTACAAAACTTACACAGTTGCTCGTACTCCGTGGCAACATAATAATTTATTACTTTTAAAAAACCGTAATAAAAACAAACAATTTAATATAAAGGAATCGTAATGTTCAAATTATTTATTTATTGCTTTCTGCTATTGCTTTTGGATTTGAAGATGCGGCTGCATTGAACACACCTTTAGCTAGAGAATCATCTCGCCCAGGTATGTTAAGAGATCTTTATAAGTCTACTGGTGCTTGGGGAATGAGTTGCTCCATTAATTTATCTGGTTGTATTCCTTTGCCAGAGTGCAAAGAAAGCGAAGAATATCTACACACTTTTTCTCATAAATTAGTTAATCTAATAGAAATGACTGCTTATGGATGCCCTAAAATCGTATGGTTTGGTTCAGGAAACAAAGCAGGGTACACACTGGTACAGCTGATAGAAACAAGTGCTATTGTAGCCCATTTTGCTGGCTCTGATATTTACCTTGATGTATTTTCTTGCAAGCCATACGAGCCATCATTAGTTGCTTCCTTTGCTTCGCATTGGTTCCAAGCAGAAGAATGGTCAGTAGTTAACTTGTTAAGATGATGACTACTTACGAAATGATGACATTAGGTTTACAAATAGCACAAATAACTCTAATGATGACCAATATTGTGCTTTCTGTTATGCTGTTATCACTAAAAAAGATTTAAGTAGTTGTATGTATTTTTTAAACTTAATCGTGTTGAATAGTTATTAACCTTGATATTCGTTTATATAGGTCAACGTTTTTAGTATAACCCTGGGTCACGCCAGGGTTTTTTTTATGCTTATATTGAATAAATATGTACGCTATCTATGCTATTAGTAAAAATTAATTCAAAAGGGGTTAATGATGCTGTTTCCACAATTTGGATCACCTTATTACAGTACTGAAGACAAAGAGATTTTACAAAGAATGGAGTCTTTCTATGCAGAAAGCATAACGATTAACCAATCATTCTGGGGTGAAGCTGATACGGATACCCGTTTTGAGGCAGGTGATCAGACTTTATGGAACGAAATATATGGGAATCTTCCCGCTAACCGTAGAAAACAGTTTAATTTTAATCGTATAAGACGCATAATAAACTTAATTAGCGGTCACCAAAGACGTAACCGTAAAAAGTATTATTGCTACTCCTATTGAAAATGCTGATAATTTAACAGCAGATCAGCTAACTAAAGTTTTGATGTGGTCTACCAGACAAGAAGATATTCTTGAAACCATATCAGAAAGTTTCCATGGCGCATTAGTTACAGGCATGAATCTGTTACAAGTATGGGTGGACTATCGTTCTGATCCTGTATCAGGTAATATTAGAGTCGACAACTGTTCATACAATTCCTTTCTTATTGACCCCTACTTCAGAAAACATGATTTATCAGATTGTAATGCACTATGGAAACGCTCATTCTTGAGCAAGAAAGAGTGTATTTCTTTGTTGCCTGACCATGCTCAAGAAATTATGGGATTACCAGGAAACGCTTACGGCGGTGGTAAAGACGGCAAATTTCAATATATGCCTGAATCTTACAACTATGGTATGAAGAATCTTCTAACATATGATGAGTATTATTACCGAGATTATCGTTTGCAAAAAATGTTAGTAGACGCTGAAACAGGCGAAACCATGGAGTGGAAATCGTCAGATGAAGCTGCGCTTAAAGAGTTCTTAAGGCTATACCCTAGAGTTACTGTTATCGATCAAGAGGTACCGACAGTTAAACTAGCTGTAGTTATTCAAGGTAAAGTGTTCTACGATGGATTTAATCCTATGGGTATAGACAAGTATCCATTTGTCCCTGTTTTAGGTTATTATAATCCACAGATGCCTTACTTTCCGTATCGTATCCAAGGTGTAGTAAGAGGGCTCAGAGATGCTCAGTATCTATATAACAGGCGTAAGATTATTGAACTAGATATTCTAGAGAGTCAAATAAACTCAGGCTGGGTATACAAAGAGAATGCTTTAATAAATCCGTCTGATGTGTTCTTGAACGGCCAAGGTAGAGGGGCTAGCTCTCAAAGCCGAAGCGCAGATGACTGACGTTCAACAAATACAACCTCCACAAGTACCTCCGTCCATGATCCAGCTTTCTGAAATATTGGGCAGGGAAATCCAAGAGATCTCAGGTGTTAATGAAGAGTTATTAGGATCAGATGACGGAGACAAAAGCTGGTATACTATCTATGTTAAGACAGGGGGCAGGTTTAACTACATTACAGATATTATTTGATCAGCTCGATAGATCTCAAAAAACAGTTGGGCGAAATTATGATTGATGTTATCCAAAACAATTTCACACCGGGTAAGATCAAAAAGAATCTTAGGCGAAGAACCAATCTCCTGAGTTTTATAATAAAAATTTTGGTAAATATGATGCCACAGTTGAAGAAGGTCTTAATACAGCTACACAAAGAAAAATGCAATTTGCCCAGATGTTACATTTTACGCGAAGCAGGTGTACCTATTAGTTCAAAAGATTTACTTGAAGCAGCTACTGTTCAGAATAAAAACCGTATCATGGAAAACGCTATGGCTCAGGAACAACAAGCTATAGAAATACAGCAACAGCGTGCTCAACTAGAGATGGCTCAAATCCAATCTCAGATCAAGCTTTCTGAAGCAAGAGCTCAAGCAGATCAAGGATTGGGACTAGAGAGGGTTTCAAGGGTTCAGGAAAACCAAGCCTTGGCAATAGAACGTAGAGCAGAGGCACAAAAAGATAGAGAGCTAGGTATTCTTCATCTTGCTAAAGCTATAAAAGAATTAGAAGACATAGATCTATCTCAATTGCAGAAAATAATTGAACTTAGTCGCATGGTTAAAAGAAGAGGAACAACCAGTTAGTCCTTTAGAGGGTCTTGGGGCTGCAGCTTCTGAGTTGGGAACTCCAAAAAGTGACGGAACAAAACGAATTTGGTATAAATGTAATTAGCATAATGTTTATTGTGTCTAAATTTTATTTTTCATAAAAAACCTACGGACGGAGTCTCCCCTATAGCTCCGTCCATAGGTTGGTGTTGGTAGATATGTGAAAATAATCATCCCCAATTTTCGTCCAATTCCTTTAAAACGTCCCAGATTCAATAAAACAACAGCTTCAGTGTTTGACTCCCAAAAGAAAGAAAAACAAGCTTTAGCGTTGATCCTTAAGGCTTATTTTAAGGCTCCCATTAATACCCCAATCTGTTTAGAACTAGAGTTTAATTATTTATCAAAAAAAAAGGGCGTACATGGATCTCGACCCGATATTGATAATTTAATTAAGTTTGTCTTGGATGCGGGGAATGGAATTGTTTGGACAGATGATGCACTCGTGTATAAGATTAGCGCGATAAAAAACTATACCGACAATAATTCAATCGTGCTTATTGTTCAACCGTAGATTGTTTTATTTTTACTTTTTTAAGCTAATGTCAGCCTCCAAGTAGAGGTATGTTAAACCTTGTACACAATGTACAGTTCGAGGAGATATCAATGGCTAAAAAAGATATTATCAATCTGCAAAAGATAGATTAGATGAATCACGCGGCATGGAAAGAGAAATTCGTCGTAAAAGACCTTCGTGAAGAAAGAGAACGTTTAATGGAAAAAAACAAAAACTCTGAATCTAGAAAAAAAATGATGTATAAAGATTATTATGCTGGAATGGATGCTAGAAGACGCCAAGAAATGGAAGATGCAGGAATGATCAGAGAGGACCATTCAGCTATAGCTAATCTTCCACAAGGTGTTATTATGCGTGAATATCCAAAAAACGATTATTTCAGCTATAACTTAAACGATGACATCCGTGGCATTGACGTTCAAATGGATGATGACGTTCGTAAAGAGTCTAAAGCTGGAAAAGCAAAGTCTAAATATCCAGAAAAATATTGAGCTCATTGCTTATTATAGATTCTTAATTACAAAGATAAGCTCTCCAGTAATATGGGGAGCCTTCTTTAAGGAGAAAATATGCCACAAGCACCAAGAATCAACGATAAAGCAACTAGGATCCAATATAGGATCATCGGTAAACCTAGCAATATAAAATCTAAAACTTCTCGTAAACAAAAAAGAATAAGAGAAACTTTAGATTACCAAAACAGCAGTAGGATGAAGTAATGAAAAAAAATATAAAAGAAGCACGACACAGATTTCTTCGTGAGGTCGACCCAAGACGCCGCCAAGAAGTAGCAGATAGCCAAATGATATTCGAAGATCACAGCGCTATGTCAAACCTATACTCTAAACCTATTTATCATACTTTTAATGCTGATAAATACGTTCCTAAATTTAAACCCGGGTATGAACGAAATAGAATAGGGAATATAATGAAAAAAAAAATGGTGAAAATAGCAAAGGGAGTTAAAAGTCTCTAAAGCTAAAGAAAAAGAGTCTAAAGAAAAAACCCAGGGATGAGTAACCTAGGAAAATACAAGAACGTCAGTCCTAAGGATTTTTGCCGGACGTGTAGGTAGTTATCCTATAAATACTTTAAAACGTGCCAAATCAGCCCTACGTTTAGCGCATAATGCGTCTGATCCAGAACGCATCAAAGCGAATGTATATAAAAAATATCCGGAGTTAGCTCCTAATAAAAAAGAAGAATCCGGTAAATCTAAAGTCAAAACCGTAAAAAAACCAAATAGGTAAAAAAAGCAAATAACAGCAATGGCTTTAAAAAAAAAGTAATAAAACATCTCAAAGAAGACATGAAAGGATATAAACATGAATTCAAAGAGGATGCTAAATTACTAAAAGGTCTTAAAAAATAGTTCTAGGCCCTGTCGTCTAATGGGTGAGGACGCTGCCCTTTCAAGGCAGAAATAGCGGGTTCGAATCCCCTCAGGGCTGCCAAAGTGAGGATATTTTTATGAAAAAAAAATACACTACTCCTGCATGGACACGAAAAGAAGGCAAGAACCCTAAGGGCGGTCTTAACGTTAAAGGTAGGGCATCAGCAAAAGCACAAGGTAGCAATCTAAAAACCACCTGTAAAAAGCGGCGACAATCCACGCAGAGCATCTTTTTTAGCTCGTATGGGTAATATGCCTGGGCCAGAGTACGACGCCAAAGGAAAACCTACTAGGTTATTGTTATCATTAAGGGCATGGGGAGCTAGCAGTAAGGCTGATGCTAGGGCTAAGGCAGCGTCTATATCTAAACGGAATAAAAATAAAAAATAAAGTTTTTAACAAACACCTAGTTTAGTGTTACCGAAAACCTACTTTGGGGTTACAAAAAAGTGCTAAGGTGTTACCAAAAACCTAGTTTAGTGTTACAATGCATTTTTGGATATTGCGACTTAGGGGCGGCTATTGAGTATGGTGAAATTTACATTAAGAGAAAACTTGTTTCGCGGCTATAAATTTATAGATTTATTTGCTGGAATTGGTGGGATAAGAATACCCTTTGATAGGCTTGGTGCAAAATGTGTTTTTTCCTCAGAGTGGGATAAATATTCACAGTTAACTTATGAAAAAAATTTTGGTGATAAACCACATGGTGATATTACTAAAATAAAAGCATCAGAAATACCCAAATTTGATATATTGTTAGCAGGGTTTCCATGTCAGCCCTTTTCAGTTGCTGGTCTTAGAAAAGGTTTTGAAGATACAAGGGGTACTTTATTCTTTGATATATGCAAAATTATTGACTTTCATAAGCCAGCAGTTATTTTTTTAGAAAATGTTAAAGGCTTTAAGAATCATAATCAGGGCCAAACATTTTCTATAGTAAAACAAAGTTTAGAGCAACTTGGCTACATAGTTTATGCACAAGTTTTGAATGCCAGAGACTTTGGAGTTCCTCAAAACAGAGATAGAATTTTCATTATTTGTTTTCAAAAAAATACAAAATTTAGTTTTCCTTTACCTTTAGAAAAAAATATCAAATTAGGCGATATTTTAGAAAGATTGGTTCCTGATAAGTACACATTGTCTGACAAATTATGGGCTGGTCATCAAAGAAGAAAAGCTGAACATAAAAAAAATGGTAATGGATTTGGTTACCGCTTGTTTAACGAAAATTCACCTTATACTAGCACGATTTCAGCCAGATATTATAAAGATGGTTCTGAGATACTAATTGAACAAAAAAATAAAAATCCAAGAAAGCTAACCCCCAGAGAAGCAGCTAGGCTGCAAGGATTCCCTGACAGCTTTAAAATACCTGTTAGTGATGTGCAAGCATACAAACAGTTTGGTAATAGCGTTTCAGTACCTGTAATCGAGGCCATAGCTTTAGAAATAGCAAAAGCGTTAAACGAATATAAAAATTGAAAAAGTAAAAATAAATGATGAAATTTTTAATAGGCACAAAGCAAGGTAAGCAATTTGTTAAACAACCTAAGAAAATAGCTAAAATAACAGCCAAAACAAGATAATATAGTTGCAAATAGAAACAAAAAAGTAACATAAGTAACCATTTGCATGACAAAATTGATAGTATTAGCATTAAATTATCATACTAATATATATCCATTAAGAAAGGAAAAATATGGATTGTTTACCTAATTTCACTACAGTATCTGTTGGTATCGCATTGCTACAACTTTTATGGCCTAATCACACGAAGGGTTGTGATTTACAGGTTATAAAGCCTGAGAAAATTGCTCACGTTGCACTACGACACAAGAAAAATGATTTCTACGCAGAAACGTCCGATGTGGTAAGAAAGATTCAGCGTTGTGATGTTGATAAAGAAATAAGAGGTATAGATACTGCTACGCTTGGGAAAATGTTAGCGTCAGGTCATTATCTTACGTTAAATAAGTTTGAAAACACAGAAGATTATTGCGTTCGTTTAAAAGGTAGGTTAAAAGGTGGAGGGCCTATTTTTGGTGGCATGTTATATGCTATAACTAAAGGTGCATGTTATGGGGCAATTGCCTTAGGGGTAAAAAAATTTACTGGTTCAGATTCAACAGGCGGATTATTTATAAAAGTAGTAACCGATGGTGCTAAGACACTCGTTGAGGCAGGGGCAGAGAATGATATTTTGACTAAAACAACTGGTTTGGTTGTTCAGAAAGCTATGTCGCCTGAAGAAGCAAAGCAACTACTTATAGCAGGTAGCACTATCTGGGGTGCTAATAGTATTGGAGTGATTGAAGCTGCTTCTACATATGCATACTTAGCGGGTTGTGCTGTGCCGTGGTTGCCATAATGTACTTGAATATAGACAAGATTAAAAACAAGGCTCCATATATAATAATATTCTTAACAATATTTTATATTGATGATGTTCCCCGCTATTTATTAAGGTTCAACATTCAGACTCCGTACACTGTTCCATTGGTGTCTACAATTATTGCATGTACAGTAAGTTGGTTATTATTTGACAATTGGTTGTACGATAGATTTGATAATCCTAATCCGTTTTTAAGGCCAAGTCGATTTAAAAGACGCCATATTTATAATATAGTGAGTCCAATTGAGCTGATGTTATTGATTGGATATTCTCTGTTTTGTCTTTATTCGTTTTTAGTTAATGGGGAATTAGTTAACAAATCAGGATATCTATCACTCTATATAATTTATAAAACATTATTTTATCTTGCTTACCTTGATGATAAAAATTAATTTAGGTATAAGTAGGTATACCTGAGAGTATTAATCAACCTCCAAGTTATAATTTAATGTCTTAGGTTAATCCCCGTTTCTACGGGGATTATCTTTGCCTTTTTTTGTTTGTTGTGCCATTGTATTATAAAAAAATAGGTATGGTATGGCAGAAACAGTTGGTAAAATATCTTCCGATTTGAAGCAGAAAGCACCTGACTCTAGAGACCCTATAGAGATTCAGCGAGCTATACATAAAGATTACGAAAAAACATTTCAGTGAATGCGTAGATAATGACAAAAAAGACTTATGAAGGCGATTTTTTATGTATGTGTAATAACTAAAAAAGAGCGGTTAATGGACAATGTATTACGTAATTACTTTTTAGCTAGGTCTACTTGCCCGACGCCACAGTACGATCAAACCGTATATAAATATCATCGGGACTCAGGAGCCATTCAATTCTTATGGGTATTGCCATCTAAAAGACACCTGTGACCTATTTATACAAAACGCTTTACTAATCGCTCCTGAAGAAAAAGATCTTTTAACATATATCTTAATGGATTCTAGTGGAGAATTGTTAGCGTTGAGTAAAAAGTTAAACGGAGAAAGTGCAAAATCAATAATACTTGAGGATAAATAATGTCATTACCTTATGCAAGCCAAGCACAGATTGATGAAATGAACAGAAAAGCAGAAAAAATGGCTCAGGATACTCAGCCAGCTGTTGAACACCAAGAGCCATCACCAATTCCTGTTGAGGAATCTTTGCCTGAAGCTCCAGAAGAAGCACAAGCTGCACCACAAACAAACGATAGAGAAGAAAATTTTAAAAACTTACGTGAACGAACTCAAAAAGCCGAAAGAGAACGTGATGAGTTACTAAAATACGTACAGGATTTACAAAAACAAACTACAAACAATACTACTTCTAAACAGTTGGATAAGGTAGAAGAGCAGATTGAAGAGCTTAATATTAATCCCGAAGACTTAGCTGAGGGCAAACATCTACAGATGTTGTATAAGAAAATCAAACAGCTGGAGACTCAACTTCACACTTTCAGAAAAAGAAAGCAGACTTTTCTGCTGCCGAAATGAAAATAAAACGTGATTTTCCTGATTTTGAGAAAGTAGCCAGCTATGAAAACCTTCAAAAGCTGCGTGAAGTAGACTCAGATTTAGCAGATGCAATCTTAGCTACCAAAGACACTTATAAACAGCACGCATTAGCGTACAAGATGGTAAAGCAATTCGGTATTTATCGAGAAGATAATTATGTTAAAGAAAAAGAAATAGCACAGAAAAACCATGCTAAGCCTCGTCCAATTAATTCTATATCTCCACAGCAGGGCGAATCTCCTCTATCCCATGCTAATGCATTTGCTAATGGGCTAACTGAAGAACTTAAATCACAGCTGGCTAGGGAAATGTACGAAGCCAGAAAAAAAATGTAAACTATATTTGTGACTCTTAAGTTGCTTAAACTACTTAAACAAGGTGGCTTTCGGGCGGCCTTGTTTTTTTCATCAAATAACCTATATATATAGATAGCGTATTGAGAGTCGCTATCTCAAATCAAACAAAATTGCGTATTGTAGTTCGCACCTACATTGACGTACTCAAGACTCGTCATCTTAATTGCATATTGTTTTGGAAAAATTAACAACAATAATTGTATGTTTGATCCAAATTATTAATATTAAATTAAGGAAATACAATGTCAGTAACAACTACTAGCATACTTCCAGCGCCGGTTCAGCAAAGTTTTAGTTATAAACTTCTGTCTGTTCCTGTGCCTAAACAATATTGGGCACACTAAATCTTCGGTAATTGACTTGGAAATCCGATGGGATAACAAGGGGCAAGTTTAAATACAGCCTGAGAGACTAAACCCGAAGACCCGCAAGGGATGCGATAGTCCGAACCGTGAATATACATGAAATCACGGAGGGAGACTCGAAGAAGTTTCCCCGCCAA